AAAGATGTAGCTACATCTGTGATGTCATCTGCTAATGTGCTTTCTGCTCTATTTTTTACATTTAAAAGTGCCATATTTTTTTAATATTATTTTCTTTGTAACTCAAAATTAACAAGGTCTATATTATCCACATTACTCATTATAATCCTATCATCAGGCAAAATAAAATTGTAATGATAACTATTTTTATATTTGTATCCCCACATAAAAACTTTAACAAAATCATCCATATAAAAGGGTTTAACATTTCTATATTTATGTATCAATCTCATCCCTTCTTGCCATACAATATCTATCCTTTTACTCGGCTCATCTGGTTTGAAAAGAACAGCCAATTTTAATTTATCTTGTTCTATCTCACCCACTTGGTGAAAAAAACCATTATCAAATTGTTTTAACTCCGTTCCATCTTGATAAATAACTCCCCATTGCCATCTCGTAGGTATAATTTTTTCTCCTGTTTTCTCAAATATATATTCCATAAAATTAAACTCCCTTTTTACGGGGAGTCTAACAAGGGTAGAATCCCTATAAAAAAGCATTGAATTGCTTAGTCAAATTTTTAATCTACTTCTTTCTCTTCTCTTCTCCTCTCTTCAGTGCTGCTTTTGAAACAAGTGAATATTTTCCTCCCGAAAGCTTATCAAAATGCTCAATATCTCTCGGAGTAAACCCTGTTTTCACGCACTTGTGTACCAAATATTCTTCATCTGTCTTAAAGATTACTCCACAAGAGCCACAAGTAGTTGTTTTGCTTTTTTCAGGCATATCTTTACTTATTAGAATTTATAAAAACTCTTATGCTGTTTCGTCATACTGATAATTCATTGTGCTGGTACTTCCTACCACATCTGCTGCATCAGTCTGAACTTGGTGGACAAGATAATCACTTAATCCTGCTGCTTCAAGATTTCCTGCTAAAGCACCTCCGATACCAATATTCGCGGTTGCAGGTTCAGAAGTAGGCATTGCCTGAGTTGCTGCAGAAGAATCTGTCGCTACTGGAGTAGCAAATGCTTCTGCCCCTCCATAATCTGCAATTCTCGCATTGGTAAGATGAACTGCACTTCCTCCCAAAGCCCCTGTTCTCCATGTTTTCAAATTATCAATTCTTGAAGAACCTCCCATATTAGTAACCTCCATCTTCTGCCACTTCTCATAGGTATTCTCACCTGGAACTACTGGATAAGCGACAGGGTCTAAGTTCACAGCATCTGAAGAACCCATATTGGTATTCGTAATGTTTGCTGTCTTAGTTTCTCCCACTGTATTAAACTCTGCTATTTGGATTGTTGCTGCCATAATTTTATTTAAATTAACCCTTTAATATCACGACCTCACGACCTTTTTAGTGCTGAATGGCACTCTGGGTTTAGTTCAAGCAGAGTGCCCACAAGAACCAAACCCTCCAACACCTTTATGTGTTCAATCCTGTAATCTTATACCAATAAGGCTCTGCAATAAGTTTTAACACTGTAGATTCAACTACAAAGCTATCTTTCGCAAAAGTTGTTACTGGGACATCCATCTTCACTAACGGGATTAAATCTTCCATCTCTACATAATTCTCTCCTGCCTCAGATTTCATAGCACCAAGTAAAGCATTACTTCCCATATATCTTCCTGTAATAAGTTTAATCAGTTGCCCTGTAACAGGACTAACAATCGAACTTATTTTCAAGTTAGCAGTAGCACCAGTTTGGTCAGTCACTACAATTCTTTGAATAGAACCACTTGCTTGTAATTCATCAGCAAGTTTTCTGCTTTGTGCTGCACCCAAGAAAAGGTGTGTAGCAACTCCTCCTGCATCAAAGATTGTTTGGTCATATCCTGCAATTCCTGAAGCTGTCAAATCGGTAGCTGCACTCGTATTGGTAATCACTGTTTTCAATAATCCATCAAATTGAGTAGCAGTTGCACTATCACCATTGATAATCAAATATTCTTCTCCTTGCATAATCTCAAGGACTTTGATTCTGATAAGCTCATCCTCTACTGAAGAATAACCTCTGGAAGCAGCGATATGTTGTAATCCAATACTCAACTTTCTTCCTAACAACTTATAAGCTGCTGTTTTTACTGCAAAGGTGTGTGATGTTTCATTCGGTGTTCCTCCATCAGCAAATGTGATATCTTGACCTGTTGTCACTGGGTCTAATTTCGAAGTCATCATCTTCCACGCTGTAGCTTGTCCTCTACCTGGCTTTCTTGGCATTATAGACCTGATAGGTGTTGCAGTAGGAACGATTAATTTAACTACTGGGTCAAGATTTTCTGCTACGAAAATTGACCTATCATCAGGAGTAAATTCATAAGTTCCAGTGGTAATAACAGCTTTTCTCATTGCCTCTGCTACCGCCTCAAGTGTTCTATCATCATTCAAGATAGACTTCATTGTTTCTACATCTAATACTTTTTCCATTCTTTTAAACTTTTGTTTTAATAATTAAGACCTTTCGATGATTTATCTCGAACGACCGAAATTCATCAAAGCTTTTCTCTTGTCAGCAAACTCTTTTTGAAGTTTAGTCAATTCTTCATTGACCTTCTGCTCTTCACCAAAGTTCTCTGTGCCAACAAGTTCCTTTGCTCTATTATGAACCTTGTTAATCTTTTCAGTAACTTCTGCAACCTCATTTACAAGGTCTTTATAAGTTACTTCAGATTTTGGTGTATCATCTCCACCCTCAAAATTTTTCTCAACAGTATAAGTAGCCTTTGGGCTATTCTTCACTTTTCTAAGTTCTATCACTTCCTCTTTTAGAGCAGTTACTTCTTCTTCTAACTTCTCTACTTTAGCAAGTGATTCTTCAAACTTTTCGATTTTTATACCATCAACTTTATTAACTTTATTATCTCTTTCTGCTTCTATTTTTACCGCTTCTAAAAGCAATACCAAAGCATTTTCCATTCTTCCTGTAACATCACCCGAACGATTGTCCTCCTTGAACCAACTGATTAGGTAATCAAGATTAGCCGCTATTTCTGCCAAAGCCACCGCTTCGTGAACATCTTTTTTAAGCTTTTCATCTTCTTCTACATCCTCTTTCTTTTCAGTTTCCTCATCTTCTACAACAACTTCCTCTTCTTCCTCTTCTTTTGTATCCTCTTTCTTTTCAGTTTTTTCCTCCTCATCTTTCTTTTCTTCCTCAACCTCTTCCTCTTCTTCAACTTCCTCTTCTTCCACTTTCACTTCATCAACCTCTTCTATCTTTGTTTCTTCTTTTTCAGTATCCGAATCTTCATCAACAGTTTTTTCAATTTCCTCTTCTTTTACTTCTTCTTCTTTTTTAATATCCATACTCTTTTTATTTACGCTATCTTTTTGAGTAATGCCGACCTTTGCACTTTCTCCAACAACCAGTTTTTTACCACTTCTCTTGACAATCTCAAATCTTGCATCTGAGTTCGCTGGTCTATCTACTAAGCTTATTTCATTTAAAACGATTTCCTCAATTTTGTCCCCAATCTTCTTTAATATTCCTCCTCCGATAGAAAATCCCATATAAACCCCTTCTACAACTTTTTTCCAGGCGTTATCATCTACAACCTTTGCACCAATCCATGTTCCCTTATCATCGTGCATATACTCTTTCGTTTTTCCAACAGCAGAAAGTTGGTGCATCTCTCTTATATTCGCCCATTTCATATAATCTTCCCAAGCACCTCTTATCGCTCCTTTTGTAACTATCTCTCCTTCGCTATCGACTGTTTCAGTAGAACAATAACCCCAAACCATCCTTTGTTCTTCGTCTTTTTTTACAAAAGGTATATATATTTTTAATTCATTTTTCATATTTTAAAATATCTCCTGACAATTAATGTGTAAATAATATTGTTCTCTGTCTATCTCCCACCCCTCTTCTTCTATAAGCATCTTATTTAATCTATCAATATTTATTGCAACAGGGACTTCTCCATCTTTAATTTTTACGAAAGCAGAAAATCCTTTTCCACTCTCTTCTCCTGTCGGCTCTGTCCTGTAAGCAGTAATCCCATTTGACAGATATACATTTTCTTCTTTTGCTTTTTCGTGTAATATTCCCATTTTCTTTAGTAAAAATTTGTATAATACTCACTTGATATTATCTCCAATTCAGCGACTCTTACTGCTGTTGTTTCTGGTGCTCTCGCTTCCTCATAATATACATGCCCCAATCCTGGTGGCTGACCTGTTTCCTTCATTATCCTTCCAAATACCTTATTCCCTAATATACTCCTTGCATCTTTTTCTTTTTCCTTAGCATAAATCATTTTATCTGTTGTCACCTGCATCTCCATTATGTGTCCTGTTTTACTTTTTATCTTCACATTCACCCCTCTATATCCCATCGTTGTATTCTGTATTTTTATATTTTGTTTGTTAGTCAGTTCATTTGCTATCTTATATATATCCATCGTCTGACCTTGACTTTTAGTAACTATAGTATTTCGTGCTATATCTGTCAATTGGAATACATCCTTTCCATTCTGATTTATAGTTTTTTCAAGTGCTCTACTTCTTGATTTTAAAGGTGCTCTTGCAACTTTCGTTCCAGCAAACTGTGCCGATAATTCATCTGCCGTCCTATCTAATTCTCTTTTTGCATCAGACGCTCTGTGATACATCCTATCTAAATCAGCATTCATTCTTTTATACTCTTCCTCCGATGTATTTTTATCTAACCATTCTCCTCTCATTGTTATCGGGACATCATAATCCAATAGACACTTACAATAAGGATGTGCTGGTGGTCTGATAAACATATGTTTCTCACCAGAATCCATCTTATACTCATAGAGTGCATCCATCCCTACCCCTTCCCCATCATAACTCATACACACTTCACAAATATTATCTCCCGCTGCTCTCCATGTCTTTGATACTGCACCATTCATCCTTGCTGCTCTAAACTCATAATCATTCACTAACTCTGCCATCTCCGTCCTTGCTATCTTTTCAGCTCTTTTACTATATGTTTCAGGAATTTTATGTCTGATATTATTTGCTATTTGTGGATAACTCATTCCCTCTCTTCTTCCATCAGTTATTGTCTTTGCCAACCAAGTTTGGGTCGTTTTATCTGTCTGCATAATCAATGTATCTGCTCTTGCAACCATTCTGCTTTGTAATTCTTGTTGCTCTGCACTGAACCTTCTATCTATACCCGCCTTATCTAAGAAAGATTGCCCTCCTAAGTTCGCAAAATAAGCATATGCACCAAACATTACAGCACTTGAAATATAATTGGTAGAAGGGGGAATATGTGTTGCTACGCTTTCGCTGACATGTCGTATATCATCTTCTGTAATATCCACAGCACCTGCAAACTCTTCACCAAACTCTTCTTCCCAAAATTCTACATCAACTTTTTGTATGCTTTCCTTTATATCCTCCCAAAAAGCTTTTTTCCTAAGCAATTCAGAAGTTTGTTTTAAAAGTGCTTGTTCAAACTCATTTCTAAAATCTTTATATTCTTGACTTCTTTCTCCCCTCCACAGTACATAATTTTCTCTTGCTATCGGGATTACTTTATTTAAAAATCTGGATATTGCTCTATCAATTTTTTTTATCTTATTCTCCATATTCCTTCATTGTTTCTTCTATCTCTTCTTTTAACATCATTGCTCTCACAACTATTTGTGTTTGCCTCGCCTCATTTATATATTTTCTGAAAGTCTTTTTTATTTCCTCTTTGTTTCCAGCAAGTTTTAGTTTTGCTTCTATCAATCCTTTCTCACTCTTTTTAATCTTATCACTTTTGAACTCACGAAATTCTCTTTTATTTTTAAAGTCATTCAACACTTTCTTCTCCCACTTTATCAAATCAGCGACTTCACCACTTGACTTTTTTTCTTCAATATCTTCATCTTCATCAATATCTTCTTTGACCTCTTCCTTAACTTTTTTTCCTTCCTTCTCTTGATTTTTTTTCTCTTCTAAAATATCTTTTATAAAAACAGGTTGTCCTCCAACTAAAATGAAATGGTCAATACCAAGTGGGTCTTTGTCTTTCTCTTCTCTCCATTCATCTATAGACAGAGCACCTGTTTCTATTAAAATCTTCGCTGTTTGTGCATCCTTCAATTCATCTTCTTTCTCCTCTGACCTCCAATTAAATTCCAAATGTGGGAACCCTAAATCTTCCTCTATAATAATATCAAAAATATCTTTTAACGCAGCCCTCAAAGGTGCTTCTCCTATTCTCTCCCCAACTTCACTTTGTGCATATGCTGTTGCCCTATTAATATCATCAGTAAAACCTATATCAGAAGGCATTACATCGAACAGTGCACATGTTTTGTCTAATAACCATTTTTCATACTCAACAAACCTCATATCTTCTGCCTTCATAGGTCTTGTATATCCAGTTCCTTTTCCACCAGGCATAAATTTCAATTTTTGTTGGAACTTGGGGTTTCCCACAATCAATCCATCAAACCATTCCTGGAATTCTTTGACTTGTTTCGGTGTATAGGTTTCTGGTAAAGAATAAAAACCCTCTGGGATATTACCTTCTGTCAATAAATGTAAATTATACAATTGGGATTTTAGTGCTGCATCAACTCCTAATATCAAACTTTCCAAAGGGGCTAATCCATAAGGCGTTGTATTCCTTGGATTAATCATCACATAAATCATTTCATCTGTTGTGAACCCAGTAATTTTTTCCCCATTTATCCACTGTTCATACGCTACCTCAGGAGGTTCTGGAGTACTTCCATCTTCTGTCACCTTTAATTTAATAGTCGCCCCATCAACAGGTAATAATCTTTTTAATTCTTTCCCTTCTTTATCCTTCCAAACAACTCCAGCATCTATTGTGAGTAAATCCTCCACAACCCTATTAATAAAATCTCTGAATCTACTATATTTTCCGATAGGAGATTTAAAAAAACTTTCTACCACTGTAATTTCTTTCTCAAAATCTTTTTTATCTTTATCACTTGCGATAGGTGCAACATACCAATCAACTCTTTCAATCTGTCTTTTTCTCCTGTTAATACACATTCTTGCTACATCATAATTAACAGAAAATGCTCTCAGTGTTTTAAAATCAACTCCTATTCTTCTTGGGACATTTTTATCAGCACCAAAGAAAGAACCACCACTAAAAAATGCTGGTGCTTGTCCTTTCTCTAAGATTTCCTGCTGACTAATAATAATCCCATCCTTTTTAGATATCTCTTCTCTTAATCCTTCTATCTCTGGGTTGATAATTTTTCTCCTAATATAATTTATAATTGGATTTTGCATATAAAAAAAAGTCCAAACATTCAACCTAAATTAATAAGTTGATTAAGCTTGAACTGTCGGGCAGTTGCACAAAATGTGTCAAACTAAAATCTTTTGATAATATTAACATTTGCTTTATATTCTGTCAAATAGTTTTCAATTTATTTCTTTTTCACTGATACTCCCGCACTTACAATACACCTTAATCTTCCCCTGCACTATCAAAACTATTTGTTTATTGCTTGTTACGATTTCACTATAGCAACTATTTCTAATAATTGCAAGTAATCTTCCACACTCTCCACACCTCCATTCTATTTTATCTTTTTCTTTCAACATCACAGATATGACTTATCCCACTTTTATCTTTAACCATTATTTGACTCTTAGGTAATCCTTTCTGAATTCTCTTCTCGTGCCTACTAAAAAAATTTTCTATTTTCCCAATATCGTGCTTACACTCTTTTTTTCCATTAGGATAAATTCTAACAGAAACTTGGTACTCATAAGATTTTCCACATAAACTACAAATATTTTTACTCATTTTTTTCTGCTTTATTAAATACTTTCAACCACTTCCCTCCGACCTTTTCCCCAGACCAATCATAATCTTTTATCCAATTATAAGCGTTATTCACCTTCTTTTTAACATCATCTGGATTTTCCATAACAAACTTCATCACTCTTATCAAATCTTCAGTATCAGTGACCTTTCTCGGTCTATTGTTATCTCCTGTCTGAACGAACATCTCTTTCGTTTTCACAATATATCCCCTATCTTCTCCTAATATCTCCTTGCCAACTGTGTTATCTGGTAATATCACCACTCTTCCTGTAGCCATCGCTTCAATCGTTGATAGTCCGAACCCCTCCCCTAATGTTGTTGAAAAAACAGAATCCACGCAGTTATATATTTTATTTATTGTTTCAACACTGACTCCACCCGCTGCCATTATATCTTGTCTTGGATAACCCCAATCATCACCACCCTTGAAATCAATACTTTTTCCCATCTCTAATAAATCTAACCCTGTTGGGTCTGGAATTTGACAATGAAAATAAAAATAAGTGTTTTCCCCTTCTTCTTTCAACTGCTTCCCCGCATACAAGCCCCTGAACATATCTTTCCTCGGTTGGTTTCTATTCATATTCATAAAGATAAATTTATCATAGTTATCTCCAAAAAAAGTCTTTCTCATTTCCTCTCTCTTGTTATTATTCCATTTTTCTTTCCTAAAAATCTCTGTATCTACTCCATGATAAATAACCTCAACCTTTTCTTCAATCTCATTTTTATAGACACTCTCCTCAAAGACATCCTTACTCTGTTCTTTTGCATAATTAGAATATGCTACAGGGTAATCAGCTAATAACACAGTATTCTTTATCCACTCTTTTTTAGGCGTAGCATCAATAGGGTAATAAAGAATCCATTTAAACTTTTTCTCCTTCAACCCTCTGACCTCTAATATCTTATCTCCTAATATCTCTAATTGAAAAGTATCTTGTATCGTGAAAACAATATCATAGTCCTTCTCTATCAATAAATCTAAAAAAACTTGTCTTCCGAAGCTATCCATATACGCAGGATGTTTTTTCATTATACTCCTTGCAGGATAGATATTATAAGGATAACTGTGAGGTTTTCCATCATAATTTATTCCCACTATATCAATCTCATACTTCCCTGTTTCATAAATAACCTTCAAAATATTTCTACTCACTTGCCCGAAGCCTGTATTACAAGTGGGACTATCTGCTAATACTAAAATCTTTTTTTTTATTTGGAATTTCATGTTCAATATAATTTATTAGTAGTTCCACAAAAATGTATTGAATAAATTTTATCATTACCGATATAATGATATTCTCTCGGTGGGGTTGTTCTCGCCACCCTCTTCGGAATAAAATAATGCATCGGGAATATCACTATCTCTGGCTTATACTTCTCTATCATATTCTTACATAATAAATTCCCCGTTGTCCTCCAGGGAGAATCTAACTTCTCAACTTTCGATATTTTATTTATCAAAAGCTCTAAGAAACTATGACCTTTTACACAAGCATGTATCGGTGCTACTAACCCAGAAAATATAGGGTCTGTCTTTTTAAGAAAAGGAGGAACCACCCCATCTTCAACACCATCTACTCTGACCCATTCTCTCGGATAATAATTTGCATAACAAGCAACAGTGAATAACTTAAATTGATTTTCGAATAAACCATCTATCGCCCTTAAACAAATACTATCTGCACCAGGTTGAAACCCTCCATACTGATAAAGTGCATGATACCTAATTATATCTGCAACCCCATGCCACATCTTCTTATTCCAGTAATAATCAAACTGCTCTTTGCATTTTATATCTAATTTTTCTATCGTTTCATTGTCCCATAACATATAATCCCACTCTGGATTTTTTTCTCTCCAAGTCCTCATCCATTTTTCTGGTCTGGGTTTATCTCCTACCCAGCACTGGTGAATTATTTTTTCTATCCTCATACATATTTTATGTCATATTTCCCAATCACCAATGCTCCACAAAATAACAGATTGTCATCTATGTCAAATCTACTTTTAAAAAACCTTTCATTCTCTACTCTTACATTCGGATTAACAAAGCAACAACCTAAATTTAGTGCCTCTGCTGCTAAATAAACAGTCTGTATCATTACTCCTGCATCTAAATAAGGCATATAACTTTGTTCCACTGGATTTTTATATGCATTCATATCCGCAAACAAAAGCAAAATGGCTTGTCCTCTGTAAGCCCAACCTACACCTCCTACCAATAAGCCAGATAACATCTCCTTATCCTCCCTTCTTATTATCGGTTTTGTAAATACTGCCCTCCTATCACAAGAGCTTGGAGTTGTTCTGGTTGCTCTTTCTATTTGATATAACTCGTGTTCTGACACCTCTTCATTATTAAAAGTTCTTTGACTATGTCTGCCCTCTAATATCTTAAAAAATATTTCTGCCTCTTTCTTTGTATATGTATCGGGTAGAATCCCCTTATCATTTTTAAGAGATTCTGTTTTCCTCTTCTGGTGTTCTAAATACCTTTTTTGATATTCATCTATAATCATAATATTTTTTTGCATATTTTTCTATTATTCTCATTGCCTCCTCCCTCCCTTCTACTGATAATTTTAAACTGTGCCCTATTGAATCTTTTTTATAAACTGCACAGACATTTTCTGTTTCTACAAACTTCATCCCTAATACACCCGCCTTAAAAAGAAAAGGGAAGTTGGGAAAATCAGTATCTTCACATAATAACAGCTCTCCATTGAATACTCTTTTAAACGCAGTATAACCCGCAGCACCACAATAATGCTCTCTCCATTTCAGCAAGTTTTCTCTAACTGGAATTGGTGTCCTTTGCACCTCTATTTTTTTATTTTCTTTTTTATAATATTTTAAAGCAACAGCATCTGCACCATCACTAAGTTCTTTTATTTCTGCAATAGCATTATCCAAAAGAACATCATCTATATCGACATTCATTGTCCAATCTGACTCGCTATTTCTTATTGCTATGTTCCTCAATTCCCCCATGCTTAGTCTTTCTGCTTTATAAATAACTTTTACCTTCATTCCCTTCATTCCATCCGGTAAAACTCTAACCATCCCATGACCTTTCGATAAAACAATAACAACCTCTCTCGGCAACACCTCTTGCTTCAATATACTCCCCATCCAATCAGACAGAAAAACTCCGTAACCATTATATGCAATTGTGATTATTGATATGTTCATTGTTGACACATTTTTGCTGCATTATCAATTATTCTATATGCCTCCCTATCTTGTTCTTCTGTTCTTTTACCACTATGACTATCTTTTCTTTTAATATAAACAGCACAGGGATTTTGTGTTCTTCC